AAAACTGTCACTCCAGAAAAATTTGATTATTCTACTGGTAAAATAAAAGGTGCTAATGACTTTCCACCTTTCAACCCAAAGGTTGATCAGGAAACTACACTTTTTGAAAAACATGATTCTAATAAAATATATATTAGTGAAAATGCCAATGCATTTGACGATAAACTAAATTATCATTCACAATTACAATCAAATATTAAAGAAGCCCAATCATATATGGTAAATGCACAATCTATAGGGCATAGGTTAACATTATCAGGCAATCCAGATTTGCACGCTGGCGCGATGATAGATCTAAATATTCTAAAGGCGATAGATGGTGATGAACTGGGCGGAGATAATTCATATGATCAATATATGTCAGGAAAATATATGATTCTATCTATTGTACACAAATTTAGCATAAAGGAATATATTACTGTAGTAGATATAGCTAAGGATTCTTCTAAGCTAGATTTAGAGTCGGGAATAAAATTATGAGAAAAGACGATTACATAGGACAACCCTTTCACTGGTTTACTGGCCAGATAAGGGATATTGACGATAAGAAAAAGTTTAATAGAGTTAAAGTTTATTGCCATGGGTATTACCATGAAGATCTAGAAACAAAAGATTTACCTTGGGCAACAGTTATGATGCCAACAACATCTGCAGGTATTCCAAACGTTGGAGCCAATCATCACCTAGAAGTAGGATCATGGGTGGTTGGATTCTTTAGAGATGGAAGCTCTGCGCAAGATCCTATTGTTATGGGAAGTATAACTAGTTCAACTGATGATAAAGCAGATCTTCCTTCAACTGCTTCAGTTGATAATAAAGTATATCATTCTATGGGTGGTCACAAAATCGAAATGGATAATTCTCCCGGTGATATAAAAATTACACACGCTTCTGGATCATCAATAAACATGAAAAACGATGGTAACATCTATGTTACTAGTACAGTAGGTGATATTATTGTTAGTTCTGGAATTGGCAAGAAAACGAAAATAATATAATGGCTGAAGATTTACCTCAATTAGAAGTACCCGCTCCTGAATGCCCCGCAGTTCTATTACCCACTCCTGCAAATTTGTCTAATATGTTTGGGGACATTGCTACCCTAATAGAAAAAATGGCTCTATCTGAAATTGATTCAATCAAGAGTGAAGCAGAAAATTTAAAAGAGGTTCTAGATGGGGTAAGAAAACTTTTATCAGCTTATGATTCTAAATGGATAAAATTAAGTATACCAGAAAAAGAATGGGAAATAATAATCCAAAGGTTAATAGAAGAATATCCAATGTATATTCAAACTCAAATAATGAGTTTAATTAGTTCCTTTGTCAGTTTTAATGTACCTTTATTAGGTATTCAGATTGATGTTCTAAAATTAGCTACAGATAGAGCTTACCTAAGTGAACTAGCGGCAGAGATTTCTGGATATGGTGCTGGTGTTGAAGCACAAATAGCTGCACTAGCATCCAATCTATCCCCTGAGGCAAGGCAAGCAGCAATAGATAAATTAAGAGGAGATAAATTAGACGCACTATATGATTTATTACCTTCCGAATATAAAATATTTTCCGGTGAATATGGTTTAGAGAATGGGGAATTAAAAGCTAAACAGATAATGGATTTCCTAAAGAATGAAGCTACTAAATTTATGAACGGACAATTATTTAGTGGGTTTGGTGGATTAATAGGAGCGTTCGATGAGATATGGGATGCACTAAACTTACCAAGTTTACCTGTTCCTTTAACACTAGATGTAAAGGCTTTAATTGATGCAGCGATAGCAGATGCTAAAGATGATGTAGAGAAATTAGTTAATCTAAAGAATATTAAAATAGCTGGGTTCGATGTAATGGGTTTATTAGGTGGAGAATTTACAGACAATGTTGAATCCATGGAATTTACAGTAGCTAGAATAACAGCTAAGCTAAAAGAGTTTAAAGAAAATTATCAATTATTTTTATTAAAAGAATGGATGGGTAAGGTTACTTCTTTTTTTGATGCAATAGGTTTAGGTGCACTCACAAAATTTGTTACTCTAGATTTTTGTACTTTTATGGGGCTAATGGGTATACCAAATCCAATAATCGATTTAAGTTCCTTTGGTAATATTACAACAGTAACTACACAAGGTAAAACATTAGACCAAACTCTTGCTGAAAGCGCTGCATAGGTAGTATAAATAGATATATGGCAATTACATCTGACAAGTCCCATTTAACAACACCGATTTCGATTGTATCACGAAAAAAATCTTATGCTGATCTAGATTTATCTCTAATCAAGCATGGGGTTACAAAAGATATAGTTCCGTTAATGGATGATAGAGCTATTAAAAATGCAGTCAAGAATTTAATACTAACTAATTTTTATGAAAGACCATTTCAACCAGAAATGGGGGCTAATTTAATAGGACTTTTATTTGAGCCCGCAGATGATATTACAAAAATAGAATTAAAAGATGGAATAAGAGATGTATTATCCTATTATGAACCTAGAATTAATGTTCATGGAGTAGTAATTCAAGATGATAGCGAAAGAAACCGTTGGAGAATTTCGGTTCATTTCAAAATAAAAGAATTCGGCGTTAATTCTATGGTTAACGTCGTATTAAAAAGGTTAAGATAAAATGGCAACAAATTTAAATGTCACAGAATTAGATTTCGCAGATATAAAACAAAATCTAAAAAATTATTTAAAACAACAATCAACTTTCACTGATTACAATTTTGATGGGTCGGGATTAAATGTATTACTAGATGTTCTAGCATATAATACACATTACAATGCCATGGCAGCTCATCTATCATTAAATGAAGCATTTCTAGAATCTGCACAGATAAGAGGAAACGCGGTTTCAAGAGCTCGAATGTTAGGATATGTTCCTACTTCAGAATTGACTGCTAAAGCTTCTGTAACAATAGTGGTTGATGTTAGTTCTGAATCAGGAACTATACCTGGAAATATAACAATACCACGAGGAACTAAATTAAGCACTACTGTTAGTGGATTAACTTATCAGTTTGTTACCCTAGATTCAGCTACTGCAACAAGAATAGGAAACCTTTTTACATTTACTGCTGTAGCTATTGGAGAAGGTGCATTTAATTCTATTAAATATAGAATAGATAATGATATTACAATACAAAAACATCAACTCCCCCATAAGAACGTGGACACGACCACATTGCGCGTACGCGTACAGGCGAACGAAGAATCTTCTAGCTATGATCTTTATACAAAATTTGAAACATTATTGCAAGTTGATGGAACATCTAAGGTATATCATTTACAAGAAAACTCAAATGGCTTTTATGAAGTATACTTTGGTGATAGTATCATTGGTAAAAAACCATCTTATAACAATATTGTTACTCTAGATTATGTTTATAGCCATGGTAAAGAAGCTAATGGAGCATCATCATTTTCCGTAACTAATTCCATCGAAGGATTTAGTAGTATTGCCGTAACGACCCTTTCAAATTCAGCTGGTGGAGCAGATCAAGAAACATTAGAATCAATTAGATATAATGCTCCTCTAGCATATACTTCTCAAAATAGAGCAGTAACATCAGAAGATTATAGAGCTATTATTAATAGAAACTTTACTAATATATCTTCAATCAATACTTGGGGTGGAGAAGATAACGCAATACCAGATTACGGAAAAGTTTATATTTGTATTAAACCAAATACAGCAGATGCATTAACCACAGCAGAAAAAAATTCTATTACTGGATCAATACTAAAAGGTAAGAATGTAGTTAGTATTACACCTACCATACTCGATCCTAATTATTCTTATTTAGAACTAGATGTTATATTTAAATATAATCCAAACTTAACAGATAGAACTGGTGCGGATTTAGTTAGTTTAATACAAGATACTCTAGATGATTTCTCTTTAAACAACCTGAATAAATTTGATGGATTATTTAGACATTCAGCTTTAACAAAAGCAATTGATAGTTCTGATCCAGCAATATTAAGTAGTACTGTTAGACCTTACTTATTTCAAAACACAGTTCCTACAGCAAATATTCTTAATAATAAAACACTTACTTTCCCTGGAGTAATATATACCCCAAGTGGAGCATCTGAATCATGTATTACTTCTACTTCCTTTACTGATGGTAATGGAATAGTTAATTATTTTAATGATAAAGCTATTACAGATTCAACAGATAGACGAGTATTTGCCTATCAATTAGTTGGAGATATTAAAGTAACTACAATTGATAATTGTGGCACAGTTACTCCTTCAACAGGTACAGTGGTATTAAATAATTTTACTCCGGCTAATACAACCGCAATTCGAATTACAGTAACTCCTAACTCTTTAGATATCGCTCCAAAACGAGATGAAATTCTTTCGATCGATGGAACAAGATTATCAGTAACAGCAGAAGAAGATACCATTGCAACAGCAGGTTCTTCAGGTGCAGTAGATTATACAACAACTTCAAGGTTTAGAAGCTAATGGCTTTATATGGATCAGATCACGAGAATCCTAATTATGTGGAATCTGTTGGGTCTTTAAAAAGAAAGACTAAAGAAGACATTAGACTTGATTCTATAATTCCTCAAAACATATTAGAAGATTCAATTAACTCTGATGGTTCTCCGAATGTTAAAACCCTTCTAGAATATTATTATAAGTTTATGAATATGGAGGAATTTATATATACCTCTACTGAAGTCAAGACCGATTTATTAGCAGCTTCTACAGTATGGGCAGGAAAAGCTAAAGCAGCTTTTAGAATTCTCGATCCTAAAAATGAAAATAATAAATTTTTTAATGGAGATACCGTGGGGAGTTCAGTTCTCAAGGTAGGTTCTACTGTAATAGCTATGACCAATAATCGTGCACCAGTTGTTTCGAACGGTAATGAACTTCCTGGTAGTTTAAAAAATTCAGCTTCTGAATATGGTAAAACATTTACAGTTGAAGATATTCCAGCGATTCACATAGGAAAAGTTGCTACATTAACTACTACTATTACCCACTGGGTTGGACCAGGACCAAGTTATGTTTTAAATGCTATTGAAGAAGCAATGAACATAGATGAGAATTCAGACGATTATCTAGGAATGATGCAAAAGGAAATAGCTCAGGCTATTCCTAGGAATTTGTCTTCAGTAGAAAAAAGAGCTCTATATAAAAATATCACAGAGTTTTATAAACTAAAAGGCACGCAAGATTCAATTGAAATATTTTTTAGATTACTATTTAATGAAACTGTCGAGGTTGATTATCCGTGGGATAAAACATTAATACCTTCTTCTGGAGATTGGGATGGTGCACAGAACAGATACTTAGATCACAAAGGATGGTTATCCGATACTATTAAACTCCAAGATTCCAAATACTATCAAAAATTCTCATATAATATAAAGACAGGCAAGAACTTATCTGAATGGAAATATGCATTTGATAAATTAGTTCATCCAGCTGGGTTTATTTTCTTTGGTGAAATTTTAATTATGACACAATTAACTAGGGCTATCCTAGGAGATAATCAGAGAGTATCACAAACAACTGTTGGAGATGGATTAATCCAAGATCCTGCTAATCCAGGATATCAATATAAATATTTAAATGTTTACCCAAGGAGCAATAGGAAAACCCTAAGCTCTATGCCAGGATTACAACCAGGTGTTATTGGTGCTGAAGATGTTGCATTACTCGTAGAAGCTTTTGCTTCTACTTTCTTACCTAATATTATAGCTAAGATTGATCAATCAGCTAATTTCTCAACAGATATATCTGGTGGAAATATAACTGCTATTAATATAATGAATGGAGGTTGGGGATATTCCTCAGCTCCTACATTAACTATTACTGGCGATAATGGTTCAAATGCTGCAGCAACTGCCACGATTGATGCCAATGGCGTGGTTGAAACGATTACAATAACAAATGCTGGAACAGGATATACAACAGGATATACCTCTGCTGCAGCTAATTCAGATGTCGGTAAAGTAAAAACAATGTTGTTAAGTAATAAAGCAGATAAAACTTATACAGTTGCTCCAACCTTAACGTTTGACGCACCAACATCGAAAGATGCGGATGGTGTTCTTCTAACTTCTAATATAACAGCAACAGCTACAATTCAATTAGATGCCGAAGGAGAAATTTCAGGATTTACTATCACCGAAGATGGTAATGGATATGTAATAAATCCTAAAATAAAAATATCCTCACCGACTGAAAGTGAGGGTCGAGGAAAAGATGTTAAAGAAATAGCGATCATTATGCTTAATCACGTAGCCAATGTTCAAGCTGGATCTTATGCATCAGGTTTTAAAACCTTAAGTGATAATAACTATTTTAATAATAAGAATAGTTATTATTCCAACAAGAAATTTAGAGATAACTACCCTATTAGCTTTTTTAGTGATAAAACCATAGGAACTAGTTATGAAACTATTATAAATAAGTATAACGTGAAAACAAATATAAATCAGGAATAAAAAATGACAGCAATAGTAACAACACCTTTTAGAGTGGTTAATGCAGAAAACTTTAAGGAAGATATTGCCGGATCCTCAGTATATGTAGGGATTGGTAAAACGGACGTATGGTCCACAGCAACATCTGACTTAACGGATGCATCCACTCCATTTACCCCACAAGATCGATTAGATGATCTTCATGAAACTTATCAGAATATGATCGGTATGAAGAAGATCGCTTCAAGCGATGTACAACACATCGTACCCAGACATACTTGGGCTACTGGAACAAGTTATATAGCTTGGGACTCAGATGATTCTGCAATATACGACAAATCGTTTTATGTAATCACTTCAGAGTATAAAGTTTATAAATGTACCATAGCCGGAGCATCTGGATCTATTGTGGAACCAACTCATATTAACACTGATCCAACAGCAGAGTCTGATGGGTATAGCTGGAAGTATTTGTATACTCTTACAGTAACAGATTCAGAGAAATTTTTAACAATCTCTTATATGCCAGTACCTACTCAACAAATGCCGACAACTGGAACAGTTAGTGGCGCAGTTTCCAGTTCAGCTAGTGTAACATTAGCAGCTGCAAATGAATATATCAAAGCTGGTATGTTGGTAATTGGTTCTGGGGTTGGAACAAGTCCAGCTCCAACCGTTGTTTCAATTACTGCAACCGCATTAGTATTATCAAGTACACAAAGTATCGCAGATACTACAGTACTTACATTTGGTAGATTAGGCGAGACTGATATTAATTACGCAAATCAAACTGCACAAATGAATGCACTAGCTTCTTCAACAGCAGCTGGTATAGAAAGAATTGAAGTTACCGCCGGTGGATCAAATTATGATGCAGCTGATGTCTTTACAGTTGCTATTTCCGGAGATGGAACTAGCGCGACAGTAGTTGATGCAAATGTAACAGTAGCTAGTGGAGCAATTACCGCAATCGCAGTGAATGCAAAAGGTACAAATTACACTGTCGCTGATATAGTTATCACACATGATAACGCTTCAGGTGGAACAGCTGGTTCAGGCGCGACCGCGAGAGCAGTTATTGCTCCACCAGACGGTCACGGAGTAGATCCAATTAAAGAACTCGGTGCTTTTTACGTAGCAGTTAATACACAATTATCAGGTTCAGAAGGTGGAGATTTAACAGTTGGAAATGACTTTAGACAAATCGCACTTATTAAGAAACCTCAAAACTTTGGAACAACAGTAACAGCTACTGCTTCTACACTAAGAGCTAGAAAATCATTAGTACTAGCTACAGGTGGTTCAGTTGCAAACTTTGCAGTTGATCAAGTTATACAAGGTTCAAGCTCTGGAGCTAAAGCTTATTTAGTTGAGATAGATACTACTAATAAGGTATTATATTATTATCAGAATTCAAAAACAGGATATATTCCTTTTGTATCTGGTGACACAATAACAGGTACACTACCATCAGGTGGAAGTTCAGTATTAAATACAACTTCTGGAACAACCTGGTACGGACAAGCTACAAATGGATATGGACCAGAAGTAAGAATGAATTCAGGGCAACTCTTATTCTTAGAGAATAGAGCTCCGATCAACAGGTCATCATCACAGATTGAAGATATTAAATTGATTATTGAATTCTAATTTAAATTAGAAGAGAAAAAATATGGCAATTACTAGAGTTAAAAATTATAACGTATCACCTTACTTTGATGACTTCGATGAGTCAAAAAATTATCATCGGATATTATTTCGACCTGGATTTGCTGTACAAGCAAGAGAATTAACTCAGTTACAAACATCTCTCCAAGCCCAGATTGATCGTCACGCTCAGTATGGATTCAACGATGGATCTAGAGTGGTTGGTGGTAAAGTTACAATCAATACTGAATATGATTTTATTAAATTAACTGGAACAACTGCTAATTTAACAGAGTTTGTTGGATATACTATTACAGGTGGAACAAGTGGGGTCACAGCTACAGTATTAGCTTCAGTGGCTGCGGTTGGTTCAGATCCAGATACACTCTATGTAGAATATACTGGTTCTGGAACAAACAAGACTACCTCAGTATTCGCAGCAGGTGAAGTAGTTACTGGTGGAAGTGGTAGTTCTAAAACAGCTACAACAGTTAGTTCATCTCACACAGGAAAAGGATCGAAAGCAGATATATCTGAAGGTATTTATTTCATATCAGGTACTATGGCTTATGTAGCTGCTCAAACATTAATATTAGACAAATACACAAACGAACCTAGTTACATTATAGGTTTATCAGTTACAGAAGCATTAGTAGAGAGTGGAACAGATGCAACTCTAGTTGATAATGCCACCGGAACACCTAATTACGCAGCCCCAGGCGCGCACAGATATAAAATATCAACAGCTTTAATCAAAGAAAGTCTTACTGCACCTAATACTACCTATGCTAATTATATCATGCTAATGAAAATTAAAGCTGGTATTATACAAGTTAAGACAGATGATAAAACAGCTAATACAGAATTAACTACAAGATTAGCTAGACGAACACATGAAGAATCAGGTAATTACTCAGTCACTCCATACTCACTGGATATAAGAGAACATTTGGATGATGGCCTTGGTAATGGTGGTTACTTAACATCAGGTCAAAGTGGCTCAGCTACTAAATTGGCAGTTGGTGTTGAACCATCAACAGCTTATGTACAAGGTTATAGGGTAGAAAACCTAGCAACAAAATATGTTGCAGTAGATAAACCAAGAGATAACGTCAACGAAAATGAAAAATCCGTAGTATTACCTATTGGTAACTATGTTAGATTAACTCTCTCTACCGTAACTGGTATGCCAGATATTAATAATTTTACTAGAATTTCTTTAAGAAATGATGCAGATACTGTTATTGGTTATGCAAGAGTAAGAGGCTTCGAAGAATATACAACTACTGTTTGGAATTTATATCTATTTGATATAACAATGAATGCAGGACAAACATTCTCTAATGTTGATAATGTATATCAAGTACAAACAAATGCAAACTTTATCGGTGATCTAGATGGTACCAATGGAGTAAGATACGATTCAGGTAATAATGGATTGGTCTTTAAATTACCATATGATGGTGTTAAGAGTTTATTAGATTCTTCTCCAGCAGATCCATTAGAATATAATGTAAGAGTAGAAGCAGAAGCTAGTGTAACCGGATCCGGTGCAACGGCAGTAGCTGGGTTTACTGGTTTACCTGGTAATGTACAATCTAATTCAGACATAATGGTTGCAACCGCAGGAAATCCTCCTCAAATGGTTCCAGCTGGTTGTGTTGGATCTATTAACGGAACATCTTTAACTATCACAAATGTTAGTAGTGCACTCACAGGTTGGGCTTCCGGAACACCACATGCAAAAATTATAGTAACTTGCCAAAAGAATGCATCAGGTGGATTAAAAACTAAACAACTTCAAACTCAATCAGCAACGTCATTTACATATGCATCAGCAACAGGATATATACCTTTAGATAAAGCCGATATTCATTCTTTAGTTTCTATCACAGTAGGTGGGATTGATGCTACAGAAAAATTTAGACTAGATAATGGCCAAAGAGATAATTTCTATGATGAAGGTAGATTATACCCAGTTGGTAATTGGTTAGCTAATGGTGTAGCAGTAACAGTTTCATTTAAATATTATACTCACGTTGGAACAGGAGATTATTTCTCTGTTGATTCATATCCTACATATACAGATATCGGAACATTTGATTCATCCCAGGGTAAATTAGAACTTAGAGATTGTGTTGATTTTAGACCAACAAAAGCTAGCTCAGGATCATTTAGTGAAGAGACAGTATTTACAGCTGGAACAGGATCAAGCAATTCAAATGCTCCTAAACCTGGATCAGTTGCTCAAGCAGACATATCTCACTATTTAGGTAGAATTGATAAACTCTATATCGATAGAGAAGGCAATTTTGCAACAGTAACAGGTGTACCTGCTATTAATCCTCAATCGCCTGATGATATAAATGATTCAATGACAATTTTCGAATTGCATTATCAACCATACGTATTTAATACTGGAGATTGTATTCCAGTTAAGATTGATAGTAAACGATATACAATGAGAGATATCGGAGCTATCGATTCAAGGGTTAAAAACCTAGAGTATTATACTTCTCTTTCATTACTAGAAAAAGAAGCTTCACAAGTTCAAATTCAAGATTCATCTGGACTGGATAGATTAAAAAATGGTATAGTAGTTGATGGATTTTATGGCCATAATGTTGGTAATATAACCCATCCAGATTATAATTGTTCAATTGATAAAGGAAATGGTATACTTAGACCAAGATTTCATGAAGATAATATTAACCTAGTAAAGGGAACAACTTCTAATGTAACAAAGACTGGATCATTACTCCATTTACCATTTGCTGAAGCAATCTATATAGAACAACCTTATGCCACAATGTCAGAGTATGTTAACCCATATAATGTATTTACCTGGGGAGGAGAATTAAAACTGTCTCCTGAATCAGACGAGTGGAAAGATACAGATACAAGACCAGATGTAATAATTGATGATGAAGGGGTTTACGATCAATTAGTAAACATGGCAAGTGAAAATGGTATACTGGGTACAGTTTGGAACGAATGGGAAACTAATTGGACAGGCGTAGAGGTTACAGAAAGTACTTCATCAAATATGACGGAAGAAGAAGATGGTGGAAGAAGGTGGAATAGATGGAGAAGAAGGAGAGGACAATCTACTACAACTACTACTGCTACAACTACTACATCAAATCAAGCTAGGTCAGGATTAAGAACAACCGTTGTTCCAGATACACAATTAAAAGAAATGGGATCAAGAGTTGTTGAAACAAACTTTATTCCATTCATGAGATCAAGAGAAATATTCTTTAAAGCAGAAAGAATGAAACCTAATACTAAAGTATTTGCATTCTTTAATGGTTCTGATGTTACAAACTTCTGTTCAGAAACAGGTGGTTATAAAGAATGGTCAGGTCAAACTAATGATGGAACAGCTGCTACCAGTTATAAAAATATTGCAACTCATGCAAATAATACGGATTTGATCACAGATGCTTCAGGTCAAGTTGCGGGTTCATTTAGAATACCTCACACTTCTACTCTTAAGTTCAAAACAGGCACAAGAGAATTTAGATTAAGTGATTCAAGTACTAATTCTAAGACAGGAGAAACAACATTTGCAGAAGCATTATACCATGCTCAAGGATTACTCGAGGTTAAAGAAAATGTTATAATCTCGACTAAAGTACCTAGATTCGTATCTACAGAAATGACAGATTCTCGAGTTATTCAAGAAATTGCAATTACAAGGTTTACAGATCCAGTCGAATGGGTTGATCCATTAGCACAAACATTTATTGTTGATACAGCTGGTGGTATATTCGCTTCATCCGCAGAGATTTATATAGCAACTGAAGATGCTTCTATACCTATTAACCTTTCAATACGTTCAGTAGAGAATGGAACACCTACACAACAGGTTGTTCCTGGAACAAGTGTTAATATGTATCCTTCTTCAATAACAACTTCAACTACTGGAACAGCAGCAACTAAATTTACTTTTGATCACCCAGTTTATCTGGCACAAGATCAAGAATATGCAATTGTATTAATATCTCAATCAGATGATTACAAGGTATTTATTGCAGAGACAGGTGGATTCGATCTACAGAATACAGCCAATAGGGTAACAAAACAACCTTATAATGGAGTATTCTTTACATCACAAAACGCTTCAACTTGGACACCAGAACAAACTAAAGATCTTAAGTTTAAAATTAACCGATGTAACTTCAGTTCAACTACCGGTACAGTGGTATTAAATAATGATAGAATGCCATCTAAAACTTTACCAGTTAATCCAATAAGATATGTTGGTAATTCAGGA